TACACCTTTATTATAATCACTTAATATAACATAGTCGTATTTTGTAAAATCAGTTGCTTGTACAGCGTCTAATACTTCGGCACTGTTTGCATGTTTATCATCGTCAATGCGTGTGACGTAATGTCCGTCACAAATTACTCTAGTTTTAATGCTACTAGGTTGTTCGGTTTCAAATAGTTTTGCATTAACCCCTAGACTAATTAAGTTTTCGAAAACAAGTCCAGCACCTCCAATTGCCCAAACTTCTTTTTGGTACTTAACAATTGGTACAGGAGCCTCAGGACTTAACCGTTCTGAAGTTCCGTATATATATTTGTCGACGATAACATCGCCCATCACTAAAACTTTTGACATAGCTATATTATACTATCTTTCGAGTTAGTTGTCAAGTAGATTAATCGTTTTAAACACAGTTTCTAATTTAGTTAAGTTAACTTTACTTTGAAGTGTATTACGTAGCCCATGATGCAACGGCTTGGGCCATTTAGTAAAGCTGCACCAAGCATATCCATCATGTTCGTTATTGAGCTTAGGAATAAATTCTTCTTTAATGACACATAGATATGTATGGAAATAAAATCTACTATCAGGAGAGATAAAGCTTTCTAAAGGAAGTGTTTTTGTAATATCTGGAAGAAATCCAATTTCTTCCTCTATTTCTCTTTTAAGACCCTCCCATGGAGTCTCAGCACCTTCGTTAGTGCCACCTACTAATCCCCATAGGTTATTACGTCTGCCTTGCGCACGATGCAAGAATAAAAATCTATTTGTATTTAATGTGTAAAACAGTGCTCCACTGCAAGTAATCATATCGTTCATACATATACTTACCCTGCGAGTTCTACTCTCCATGTTCCAACTGGATAATCACCATCAACACTTAACAACCATTCGTCGTTATTATACCTATACTGAACACTTGTGTTTAAATTAGTTGTGTAAGTAATTTCAGTTGAAGCACTTGCGTCAAACACTATATTCCACTTAGAACCGTTCCATTCAATAATGTCATTTGTATTAGCAACTAATGCAGTACCGTCTAGGTTTTGCCAAGCAGTAGGTGAAAAAGTAGCTGCTGCATTTCCTACATCATCTAGTAATAGCAATCTAACGCCACTTGCTTTAATAGCAGTTGGATTATAGTTAGTTGGATCAATGATGTAATCAATACTAGTACGAGCCTCTATTACAGTATCACTTGGAAAACTATCTACGTCCCAATTCATTAGTATCTTACCTTCGTCAAACGGACTTAGTGTAAACGTGCCTGTTACTGTTTTAGAATTATCGCTATTTGTAAAATACACGCGGCTTACGTCAGCAGCATATGTTCCTGGAAGTACTTCAAATATTTCTCTCCAGTTCTTATTACCGGCTATACCGTTCGCAAATAGCTGTACTTCTGCACCATTTATAAATGCTCCCCATGTTGCGTAATTAACATTTGCCATATTTGCTGTTGTAGATGATTGTGCTGATCTACCAAACGCACCTTCTGTAACACCTGGGCGCGGCACATCGTCGTATGCATTTAATATAGGCTTACTTACGCCATCTTCAATAGTACCTAATGTTTCATCAAACATACTTGTAATAATGTTTGTAATAACTCCCATCTTACGTACTTTAGTAGGTGGACTAATATATATAGGAATACTAAATGTAAGTGTGCAAATATCTATTTCACTATCAATACCAACAGGAACACTTCTATTAGACCAAGTTACATTCTCTAAATTAACAACACTAATGCTAGTCCAGTCAATAAAGTTATCAGTAGTTTGCATTTCTAAACTAGGATTAAACAATACAAGTATTTGCTCTAATAGCTGTAATTTTTGATCTGTGTTTGTTGTCCAAATATCTGCATTTAGTCGCATCATATAAGGTGTGGGTATTAATCGTTCAACTGTATAGTTCTTACCTTGAGTGTTTAAGTATTCTTTAGCTGATGTATCGTATTCGCGCTCTCGAATAGTTGTTTTGCGTGTATATGTTGAATCAGTTAACCGGTCCTTGTCTAACTCTAATCCTGTTAAGTAAACAGCAATGCGCGGAGCACTTGGTAATTTGTTCTCTGAGTTTTCTCTAATAATGTTTGCTACTTGTCGACTTAAATCGCCGTAGGTAACAGGAACTTCTTTCTGCACACCTTTGCCGTCTTGTACAGGAAAGTTTGCAAGTATACGCATCATTTGTGTAAGGTATCTCCTTACTTGACCATCATAAAAATGTTGCATTATGTATTATCCGCCTTAGGTTTAAGTGCTTTGGACAAACTTTGTCTCTCTTGGACTACTTCACCATCAATAGTGGCAGTCTTAGTATTATTAATAAACGATGACTTTTGCGTCTGTCGTTCAAGTGTATTACTTAGTGACATTCTGATATCATCTTGCACTTTAACCCAACGTGCGCCATCATACCGGAACATTCTATTTGGTAAAAAGTCTGTACGTAAAAAGTAATCACCGTCTTCGTTATTAGTTGGGAACTGTATGCCAAAGCCGAATGGTGCACCATTCGGAGCAACATCGCCTGTGCCAACAAGGTATCCTGAATAACCTTCTCTGTCAGGTCTGCCAGTAATAGCGTCAGCATTAAAGTTAGAATTACTTGCATCTATATCTGTATCATCTGCTGATTGAATAGCAACACTACCGTCATCATTTGTAGCAATAGAGTAGTAATGACTTATATCGTAGCCACTCTTAGGAGCGTCAGCAGTTGCTTGCGCAACAACTGCATTAGAAATTTGCATCTCTTTATCGTATGTAGATAATAGATCTCTAAGTGTATCAGCAGAACCTTCTTCCATAGGAAGATCCATTATTTCTGCGTATTCTTGACCATCGTATATCTGCTTTAGTTTTAAACGATATAAGTGTGGATACCAAGTATGGCTAAATCCTTCTGCTGCTCGGTTAACATCTTCTACAACGTAAAAGCGTTTAAGTGCAACTCTATGATCATTAAGAGCATGTTCGTCTTTTAAATGTGGTAACTCAATTACGTCACCTGACATAATTTTTCTACCTAAGGTTTTAACACTACTATTAATATGTATAGTAAGCATTAATGTATCATTACTTAGAAATAATCCAAATTGACTTAAATCAAAATCAATGTCTTGAATATTGTAGATACCTCGCATACTATAAACATCAGGATCATATTTTCTGTCTCTGTTTTCAAGAAATAATAAGTCTTGTATATTAGTTTCTTTAACAGCATCGTATGTTGGCTGATCTGCGGTACCTTCACCCACAGCAGGATTTTCAGCTCCTAAGAACTTGTGAATGTTAAGGTCGGTGCCACCGATGGTGAACATTTCTTGGATTTGTTTGTCCAAGAAATAGTAATCGTTGCCACGTTCTGGTTTATATAATGATAAGCGAGGGATAGCTCTTCTCCTATTCGTTATACATATTTATCGTTAAGATAAATACTATTGGAGAACTTCACATGAGCACAGCGACACAGAAACAAGAAATATTTGATTATGTACACACATTCCTCGGTGGAGGCATGGTTGATGTCGAACTTGATCCAATACACTACCAAGCAGCTTTAACAAAAGCACTAACACGTTTTAGACAACGTTCGGATAATTCAGTGGAAGAGAGCTACTTGTTCTTAACTACTGTTGTAGATCAAAACGAATATGTATTACCTAATGTAGTAATGGAAGTTCGTAAATTGCATCGCAGAAGCATTGGATCTCGGGGAAATGGTGGTAATGGCGGTAGCCTATTTGAACCGTTTAACGCAGCTATGACAAATACATATTTGCTATCAGGATCTAAATTAGGCGGACTAGCAACATATGATATGTTTTCACAGCATCAAGAATTAGTAGGACGTATGTTTGGCTCAGAAATTGAGTTTAAATGGAACAATACTAATAAAAAACTAACACTATTGCAGAGACCCAGAGCAGAAGAAGAAATTTTGTTATTTGCTTATAACTATCGTCCGGATAGTGAATTATTAGCAGACTATCTAGCAATACAGTGGATTAAAGATTATACACTAGCAGCATGTAAGTATATGCTAGGCGAAGCACGTAGTAAATTTGCTACTATTGCTGGTCCTCAAGGCGGAAGTACATTAAACGGCGATACACTAAAAGCAGAAGCACAAACTGAAATGGATAAACTTGAAACAGAAGTATCGATGGCAGTTGCAGGCGGTACAGGATATGGATTCCTAATAGGCTAAAAACACTTGACAACTCCTAATTTTTGTTGTATAATGTATACATAGAGTTAGGAGATTCTTTTGAGTAAACCCAAATTATTAGTAATCGGTCATGGTAGGCACGGTAAAGATACTGTATGCGAAATTCTTCGTGATAAGTATGGATACACATTTGAAAGTAGTTCAAAGTTCTGTAGTAAACTTTTTATATACAATGATCTAAAGGAAAAATATGGATATGCTAATGAGGAACAGTGTTATGCTGACAGGCATAATCACAGAGCAGAATGGTATAATGCTATCTGCGATTATAATATACCTGATGCAGCGACTTTAGGAAGAGAAATGTTTGCCGCCTACGATATATATTGTGGGCTACGTAACAAGCGTGAATTCTTTTCCATGCAAAATACAGGCGTATTTGATTATGTTATCTGGGTAGATCGAAGTATGCATTTAGAAACAGAATCATCCGACAGCATGAGTCTTGAACAATGGATGGCTGATTTTACAATTGATAATAACGGCACATTAGAAGATTTAAACTTTAATTTGGATCAGTTAATGAGCTACTTAGAAGTCCGGACGTAAGTCTCCTTGCTTCCAGCGCATTCCTTCTTTTTGTAAAGTGCGCTGGCAGTTAGCACATATAGTTTTAAGATTAGTGTGCCTGCAATTCTTTAACTCTCCGTCAATATGAAATACATTAAACACCTCAGGGTCTCTACTTTTAAATCCGCACTTTTCACAAGAATCTTTTTGATCATACCCACGTTGTTTCCACAAAGGTATTCCGTGTCCGTCTCCATTGCGTAAACATGTTTCGCATTTCTTTCTATAATAAATTTTTCCAGCTTTACGATAGTTTATTGCTGCTGGTCTTTGCTGACATATACATAAAGGTCTCATATTGTATTTATCTCACCTTTTTGGTACCTTTTTCGGGTTTGTTTGCTAGGTGTTTTATTGACATTGTAATAAATACTGTATAAGAACACAAACACTTACCATCCAACAGGAGAGATAACATGGCATTAGTATCACCAGGTGTAGAAGTCAAAGTAATTGACGAATCATTCTACACACCAGCAGCGGCTGGAACGGTACCTATGATCTTTGTAGTTACAGCTAGTAATAAAACTAAAAGTAGCGGCACAGGCACAGCAGTAGGTACTACTAAATTAAACGCAGGCAAACCATACCTAATCACCAGCCAACGCGAGCTAGGTGAAACATTTGGCGACCCATTATTTTATAGTGACAGCAACAGCAATATGATCCACGGTGGAGAGCTTAACGAGTACGGCCTACAAGCTGCTTATTCTACATTAGGCGTTTCAAATCGTGCGTATGTTGTTCGTGCAGACCTAGACGCAACTCAACTTACTGCAAGTGCAACAGCACCGGGCGGTGAAGCAGCAAACAACGCATACTGGAAAGATACTAGCATTAGTAACTATGGTATACTTGAGTGGAATGGCGCTGCTGTAACAGTAACAGGCGGGCAAAGCTTTACAGCACAAGCACGTACAGTACTTACAGTAGTAACTGACTTAGTTGGAAATGTGATCGGCGGCATACCAAAAGCATCAATTGGTGCAATTGGCGATTATGCAATTGACGCAAACGACACAATGAACCGTTTGTATTACAAGACACCGGGATACGGCACAGCCGCTCAACGAGCAGTTAACACAGGTACTTGGGTAGAAGTAGGTGGGAATACATGGAAATCAAGTTGGGCAGCAGTACGCGGCACAGCAGCTAATCCTGCATTAACAACTAGTCATTCAATTGCACTTAATGGCACTGATGTTCCATTAGCAGCAGGAACAACAATTGCAGCTTTTGCAACTATTGTTAACGCAGCAGGAATTGCTGGTGTTACAGCAGCATTAGTTGATGGATCAATTGAAATTTATGCAAATGCTCTTAGTGCTAGTAATGGCTCAACAGCAGATGGTAAAGTATTAATTGCAGCTGGAACTGGAACATTATTAGCTGACTTAGGTTTAGTAGCAGCTAACTATAGTGGTCCACGTTTAGAAGCAGCAGCACATACTAGTGTTCCTGCATACAAAGCTGGCGAAACAGCACCAGCACCAACAGGTAGTGTTTGGATTAAAACAACTACTCCAAATGGCGGAGCAAACATTAGTGTAAAGAAGTATAGCACAGCTACACAACTTTGGGCTACTGTAAAAGCACCAATGTATACTACAAACCAAGGCGCAATTTACGCACTTGATAAAACAGGTGGCGGTGCAAATCTTACAGTAGGTGCATTATATGTTAAAACTAACGTAGACGAGCTTGCTAACCCAATTGGTAACTACAAGATATATTCTAGATATGCAGCAGGAGCAACTAGTGTAACTGGTACTGTTGTTGGAGCCTCAGGCGTAGCAGCAGCAACTTATACATTCACAGTATCAGAAACCAAAGCTAATAGTGCAGTACTAACAGCAGCAGTAACAGTAAGTGTTACAACAGCTGGCTCAAGTGCAGACTCAGAATTACTAGCAGCAGCTATCAATGCTAAAGGTTTAGTTAATGTTATAGCATTAGTTGATGCAACTAATAAAGTAGTAATACAGCATAAATTAGGCGGTGATATTTACCTAGTTGATACTGATGACGGACTTGCAGGGTTTGGATTTGCAGCAGCAACAACAACTAACTTATATACTGGACCAGCTGCGACTGGGTTAGTAGCTTCAAACTGGAAGCCACTAGTATACACAGCATCAAGCACAGTTCCATTAAGTTTAGCAACAGCCAAGCAGTTATGGTACAGTAGTGTACTTGACGAAGTTGACATGCTTGTACATAACGGTAGTGATTGGGTAGGATTAAACTACGTAGGCGGAGCAGGCTTATCAGCAGTTTCAAGTCCATACGCAGGAACATCACCAGCAGGACCACAAGTATCAGCAACAGCTCCAACAGTACAGTCAGACTTAACAGCATTAGTTGAAGGTGATCTTTGGATTAGTACAGCTAGTGTTGAAGCTTATCCAGCAATTTACAGATGGAATGCAACATTGTTAAAGTGGATCTTGCTTGATAAAGCAGATCAAACTACTGAAGCAGGTGTACTATTTGCAGATGCACGTGAAGGCGACACAGGCGGTACAGCAACAGACGCTCCAAAAGCAACTATTGCAGAACTACTTATAAGTGACTTTGTAGACACAGATTGCCCAGATCCAGCATTATATCCAAAGGGTATGTTGTTATGGAACTTACGCAAGAGTGGCTTTAACGTTAAGCGTTTTGAGCGTACTTATGTAGACGTAGCAGCTAAAAACATCCGTCAGCAAACAGCTGGTGTTGGTGCTTCAATGGCAGCTTACTATCCACATCGTTGGGTTACTGATTCAGGCAACCAAGCAGATGGTTCAGGAAGCTTTGGACGTCACGCACAACGTAAGAGTGTTGTACAAGCTTTACAATCATTAGTTAATAGTAACCAAGATATACGCGACGAAGAAAGTCGTCAGTTTAACTTGTTAGCAGCACCTGGTTATCCAGAGCTAATTGGTGAAATGATCACATTAAACTATGACAGACGCTTAACTGCTTTTGTTGTTGGTGATACACCATTACGTTTAACACCTGATGCAACTTCATTAAGTGAATGGGCAACTAACGTTAAACTAGCACTTGAAGATAACGATGATGGCGCAGTAAGTAGAGACGAATACTTAGCTATGTACTATGGCGCAGGCTTTACAAGTGATAACGCAGGAAATAACATTGTTGTTCCAGCAAGTCATATGGCACTACGTACTATTATATTAAACGACCAAGTTGCTTTCCCCTGGTTTGCTCCAGCAGGAACAAGACGTGGTGGAGTAAGTAATGCTTCGAGTTCAGGTTACCTTACTAGTACAGGCGAGTTTAAGTCAGTAGCATTAAACACAGGGCAGCGCGATACACTGTATTCAAACGCAATTAACCCAATTACGTTCCTAGCAGGAGCAGGGCTTGTTGTATTTGGTCAGAAGACTCGTGCAAAAAATGCAAGTGCATTGGATCGTGTTAACGTAGCACGTTTAACTGTTTACTTACGTGGACAGCTAGAGCTATTAGCGAAACCTTACTTGTTTGAGCCGAATGACAAGATCACACGTGATCAAGTTAAAGCGGCAGCTGATGCGCTATTACTAGAATTAGTAGCACTAAGAGCACTTTACGACTTCCTAGTTGTGTGTGATGAAAGTAACAACACACCAGCAAGAATAGACCGTAACGA